TTGTAGGAGTTGTTACGGTGGTTATATCATGAGCTATACTTACACTACATTAAAACAGGCTATAGTCGATTACACTGAGAACGATGAAACAACGTTTGTAAGTAATCTCCCTGTTTTTATTAAAAACACAGAAGAACGTATTTTAAAGAACGTTCAACTAAGTTTGTTTCAAAAGAACGACTCTGGTTCAATGTCTGCTTCTAATAAGTTTTTAAGAGTTCCAAGCGATTTTCTAGCTCCGTTTGCTTTGTCTTTTACTAACAGTTCCAGCGAAGTGGTTTTTTTAGATTTTAAAGATTCAAACTTTATTCAATCTTTTAACCCTAATCCGGCAGTAACTGGACCTCCTCGTTACTACGCTCAGTATGACCTTAATAATTTAATTCTAAGCCCTACTCCTGATAGCTCTTATGCGGCTGAAATTCATTATTTTTATCGTCCAACAAGTTTAACAAAAAGTGAAACTTCGTTTGTAGTGGCTTATACAGGTGCAACTGTTTTTTCTGCCGGAGAAACAGTTATTGCAACTCCAGCCGGAGAAACCACTTCCGTTGCAAACTCTTCTTTTATTGTTACAGGAACATCTGGAACTGACAACACGACAATAACCGCTAATTTTCCTGCGGGTTTGACGGATGCTTACCCTAGAGGAACCGCATCTTCTGGCACAGCGTTGGTGGGAGATACCAGTGGGGCCGTTGCAGTAATTAACAGCGTTCCAAGCGGAACAACCTCTGAGGAGATAGTTCCTGACATTACTGAAACTTGGATTAGTGAAAACGCTGATTTAGCTCTTTTGTATGGAAGCTTAATGGAAGCGTATATCTTTATGAAGGGTGAACAGGACATGCAAGTTTTGTACGAAAAACGTTTTGTTGAGGCTATTATGGGTCTCAAGCTACTTGGCGAGAGCAAAGAAGTTACAGATGAGTACAGAACAGGACCAGTTGTGAGGCAGAAACAATGAACGAAATGTCTTTTGGCGTTACAATGTCTAATGATTTTAAGGTGGGAGTAGAAACTACGGACAATCGTGGTTTTACTCCTGAAGAAACTGCGAAGCGTTGCGTAAATAAAATTATAGGTATTTCCGACAATGCTCCTCCTGCAATAAGGGATCAGGCCCACGCGTATCGTAATGAAATGGAAAAGATCATTGCGGTATATATGATGCAGGCTATTCAAAGCGACAGAACTACAGTATATAATGCAATAAAAGATGCGGGCCAACTAAAGTTGGCCGAATATATAAGGAAAATGTAAATGGCTTTTAGTGGCAACTTTCTATGCACCTCGTTCAAAGTAGAACTAATGAAGGGGGTTCACAATTTTACGGCAGCAAGTGACCAGTTTAAAATTGCTCTGTATGACAACAGTGCTAGTTTTACAGCGGCAACTACTGCTTATACTTCTAGCAACGAAATTAGCGGTACAAATTACACTGCTAAAGGTAACTTTTTAACAAGTGTTACTCCAACAAGCAGCAGCACAACCGCGTTTACAGACTTTGCAGATGAAGTCTTTTCTACGGTTACAATATCGGCAGTAAGGGGTGCTTTGGTTTATAACGAAGCGGCTTCTGGAGATCCAACGGTTTGTGTTTTGGATTTTGGCGCGGATAAAGCTGCTAGTTCTGGTGACTTTACGGTTGTCTTCCCAACAGCGGATGCGTCTAACGCTATTATCCGGATAGCCTAATGTCTGACGCCATCGTTGCACTTCATGGGTGGAATAGCTCTACCAGAGGGTGGAACGAAGGCGCGTGGAACTCAGAGGTTGCGCTTCCTGGCGCTGCTGGATCTGTGGGTGCAACCACAGTTACTGCTGATTCAAACATATCGGTTACGGGGGTTGCAGGAACCAGTGCAGTTGGTTCTGTGTCTATCACGGGCGCTGCTAACGTATCGGTTACGGGGGTTGCTGGCACAGGTGCAGTTGGTTCAACCACAGTTACTGCTGACTCAAACCTTTCGGTTACGGGGGTTGCTGGCACATCGGCTTTAGGAAGTTTCTTTACCACCAACACGATGGTAACGATGACAGCTTCGATCAACAGTGTAACCGTAACGGGCGCGGCCGACATATCGGTTACGGGGGTTGCAGGAACGGGCTCTGTTGGATCAGTTACAACATCTACTGATTCAGAAATATCGGTTACGGGGGTTGCAGGAACTGGTTCTGTTGGCTCTGTTACTATCACAGGTGCAGGCAACATATCGGTTACGGGAGTTGCGGGCACTGGAGAAATCGGTGAATTGCAACAACCATGGGGATTGATTATACCATCGCAAACACCAAACTTTACGGGGGTAACGCCCTCGCAAACACCAAACTTTACGGGGGTAACGCCCTCGCAAACACCGTCTTGGACGGACATTGCAGCATAGGATAGAAAAATGGCTAGTACATATGTAAATGACTTACGGTTAGAGGAAATTGGTTCCGGCGAACAGTCAGGAACCTGGGGTGATACCACTAACACAAACTTAGAACTGATTGCGGAGGCGTTTTCTTTTGGCACAGAAGCCATAACAACAAACGCTGACACGCACACAACTACAATTGCGGATGGGGCAACGGACCCTGGACGCTCAATGTTCTTGAAATACACAGGAACTTTGGACTCTGCTTGTACAATTACAATAGGACCTAACACGGTCAGCAAATTGTGGTTTATTGAGAACGGAACTTCTGGTTCTCAGAACATCATCATATCCCAAGGGTCTGGGGCCAACGTCACAATCCCAGCGGGACAAACCAAAACGGTTTACTCGAACGGTGGTGGTTCTGGCGCGGCTATGGTTGATGCGTTTGCTACGCTTAACGTGGTGGACTTGTTGGTTGATGACGATCTGACTGTTACGGATGATGTAGCAATTGGTGGCGCGTTGGCCGTGACGGGTGATTATTCTTCCACAACTTCTGGTACATCCAACCTACGCCTTGGCGTCAACGCAGGTAACTCAATAGCATCTGGCGGTAACTACAACGTGGTTATAGGCGATGAGGCTGGTACTGCTTTGAGTACGGGTGATAACAATGTGGCTGTGGGTTTTGAAGCACTCAAGACTGAAGATGGTCATGGTTTTGACACTGCAATAGGTTATCAAGCACTTAAAACCCTCAATGCAGGAGCAGATGGTTATACAACAGCAGTTGGCTATCAGGCAGGAACAGCACTTACAACAGGTCTATATAATACTCTTGTAGGCGCACTTGCAGGTGCTGCACTTACTGATGCTGACACAAATGTTGCATTTGGTAATGCAGCTATACGTGCAGATACTTTAGGAAGCAAAACAACGGCAATAGGGTATCAGGCATTAACTGCACAAAACTTTACTACAGCTACAGATAGTTTTAACACAGCCGTTGGATATAACTCAGGAGTAGCAGTCACCACAGGCACAAACAACACTCTTATTGGTGCTACAACAGGTGACGCATTAACCGATGGTATTAAAAATGTTGCAGTAGGTACTAATGCATTAGGTGCAGATACTCAAGGTGATAACTCTGTTGCTATAGGTAGTAATGCTTTGTGTACTCAAAACGGTACAAACGGTAATACTTACAACACAGCCGTTGGAGCAAATGCAGGATTTGCAATCACAACTGGCACACAAAACACCCTCATAGGTGGATTAGCAGGTGATGCTCTAACTGCTGCATTTGAGAATGTTGCAATAGGGTATGAAGCTCAAACAACAGATACCTTGGGTAGACGAACAGTTGCGGTAGGTAATGGTGCATTACAATCTCAAAACTTTACAACCGCTACGAATAGTTACAATGTAGCTGTTGGTTACGATGCAGGTACAGCAGTCACCACAGGCATACAGAACACCCTCATAGGTGGTCTGGCTGGTGATGCTTTAACTGATGCTGACTACAATATTGCTGTTGGTAAAAGTGCTTTAACTGCTGATACACTAGGAAGTAGATCAGTTGCAGTTGGGGCGGGTGCTTTAAGCGTACAAAACTTTACTACAGCCACAGATACTTA